CTAGCTGATTTCTATTCTCTCCCACTCTCTCCCGCGATCGTTCCTATATTGCGCAGCCATGCTATCAGACTTATGTCCTAGAAGGTGCTGCGCAAATCTTTCGCCATACTGTTTCTCATAGAGCCTTGCAGACAGGCTGCGTATCTCATGAAATGTTGGCGGTTCTCCGCTGAAAGAAAGTCCAGATTCCTTGCGTGCGCGCATAAAATACCTTGATACCGTCCCTGATGAAAGCGCTTCGCTTCGTGTAGAGGAAATTATTGTTTCTCCTTGCGAAAGTGATTTACATCTCTTCAGCGTATCTGAAAGCGAAAGGTTAGCTGCATCAAGCTTAATCGTTACCGGTATCGCCAGTTTTGCTCCTGTCTTTTGTTGTTGTACGTGTAGAAATCCTTCTGAAATGTCAACCCATTTCATTGCACAGATATCACTAACACGCTGCCCGGTAAGTAATGCTATCTCCATAGACAGTTTCACCCATGGCGGCTGCTTCCCGGCAGCATCATATATTTTCATGAATTCATCGGTGGTTAATCTGACCCTTTTAACTTCAGATTTAGCGGCCCTTGTGGCAGTGACTGGGTTTGAGTGTATGAAGCCTTCAGCTATAGCTTCTCTGAAAATGTCACTCAACGTCGATCTGATTAACTTTGATGTGGCCGACTTTCCTTCTGAAACATAATCATTGAGTATGGTGGCAATATCCCTGGTTGTTATATCTGACAATGGAATGTCCTGAAACCGCTCCTTTATGGCTCTTATTTTGCTTCTGTAATCAGCAAGTGTTTTAGGCCTGAGTCCTCTGACTGATATGATACTGTCATATTTTTCCAGCCATGCGTGCATGGTCATTGCATCTTCATTATTGATCCGCGACGTAAGACTTTTTCGTTCAGCGCTGGAAAATAACTCAATGTTCGCCTGAACTGCTTCTGTTACTGCGATTCTCCGGTCGCGACCTAACCCAAACTCCTTACCCGTCCTTGGGTCTCGATAGCAATAATAACCGTTGTTCCTGATATACAAGTTTGGAGGCAAATCACGGCGTTCATGGCTTCGCCTTCTTCCCATCTCTAATCCTCTTCAAAAGTCTGCCTGTTGGCTTATTTTTAACGTCGATTTTTACTGCGTTCTCATGAAACAGATACTCCCTTCCATCCTTAAGCGGAGGAGGGGAGATCCGACACTCTCTAACCCAGCGTCGAACTGTCTCAAGGCTTCTTGGCCTTGGCTGTCGCTGGTTCCACTCTGGAAGCGTTAAGTACATCTCATTACCTCTGCAAATTCACGCAAGAAAAAACCAGCGCAAGGCTGGTTATTGGATATCTTGAGAAATGCACAGGCCTCATCGAGTGTGAGGCTGTGTGATTCTATGGTTACTCCGATAAAATAAATCCCCGCGAGTGCGAGGATTGTTATTTTTGCGGTGCTGAGAGCAGAGCTGCTGCGCTTCAGCATCTGTGGACTCTCCCCATAAGCAAACAAGCACCCCGAAGAGCGCTTGTTTTATCTTTCAGCATAAGATAGCTATGTGCTGAATGACATACGAACGTATAATCTTCGCATGAGATATGTTAAAAGCTATCGCATCATTGGAGCTTGAAGTTGTCGATATCATCTACAAATTCCAGATACCCATCTTCAACGCTTTTTAAAACAAGTAAATGCTTAATTCCCTCACTTAATGAGGTTGGCCTTTCAAGTACAAACTCGAACCCATCCTCGTGAATTTTTCCTAACCAATAACCACCGCCATATTCTTTAAGCCTTTGAAAGAAAACATATCCTCCAGGCTTGAAATAATTGAGTGTCTCGTCTCTATAAACGATTTGGTAGTTAGGTACTTTGCCACCCATTTTAGCCACCATGAATACTGTATTTTCATACAGTATAAATTAAAGCAAATGTTGGTCAATTTTGAAGGGTGAAATATCACTTCACCTCATGTTGTGGTGCTGCCGCCAGCGCAGCCTTGTAACCGGCCACATGACCGCGCCAGTTCGCAACCTCTGATAGCCACGCGTTAATCATGGCCTGAGTTGGTTCTTTTGGCACCATAACCAAATCATCCGGAATTGCCGGAGAGTTGCCATTCACATCGAAATTTGGCTTTGCATCCTGAACCAGAAGGATGTAGCCATTCTTTGCTGTGTCCAGTTCTGATACCTCGGTGACAGTACCGAAATAGCGATTCCCGGCATCAGCATCACAAGTGCTGACATCAATGGACACCTCCATGCCTTCGATTATTTCTGGCAACTCGTAAGCTTGGCTTACAGGTTCAGCCTGAAGCATGGCGGCGCGGCAGGAATTCATAAATTCCAGCGCAGTCACCAGGTCGCGCCTGTTGACCTTGCAAGAATGCTCATCGATGTGGTGCCATTCACTTAGATGGTCTGCCTGATACTGGAAACGCTCAATGATGCCACTGATATCTTCCGGCACTACCGGAACTGGCTGGGCGTGACGATAGAGCGGGATATCTCCCACCTCCTGGTTTTGTTTACCCCAAATCAAAGAGGTTTCTCGACCCCTGGCAATATGATGAAGATTTCGTTCGTCGGTGAACACAACGGGGTCGGCACCTTTCTCCGCTTCGAGCGATGCCAGCGCTATACGCGCCAGTTCGCGCAGGTTTTCGCTATACGGTGACGTGTTATCACGACTGATTACGTGGTTCGCCGTATCAATTAAAATCTGTTTTTGCTGTTCTCTGGTAATAGTGGTCATGGGTTATCCCTCAGCCTGCCGTGCTTTCAACTTGGTTAGGGAATGTCAGGCTCTCATTAAAGGCCGCTCCGATACGCATTGCGGCGGGGATAAATTCGCTTTTCCCCTTATCTACTTCATCAAAAATTTCGTCATAGCGCGTCACATCAAATAGCGATACTTCACAATCGCCAGTCGTCGCAAACGCGATCCGATTTGAGGGACACTCCGCCAGTAGCTTATTGAGTTTCTTTACCCAGGCTTTTTCCTGTTTCGTCAAAGTAGCCATATCACTCCCCCTCAACCTTGATGCCAGCGGCATGGATTGCATTAGCACATTCATTTCTCATGCTGGATGCACCATCAGCAAATCCCTCGTACCGCTCAGCAGTAGAGCCAAGAACTGGAAGTTTAGGGAGGCAAACTGTCCGCGCCTCCAGCTCTGCTATGCGACTCTCGGCACTGTTTGCACGGGTGTGTTGTGTAATAAGCGATCGATTCGCCATTACTAATTTCTCGCGCTCTGCATTTAATGCAGCCGCCAGCTTATCTGCGCGGTACCGCTCATTATCAAAGCTGATACGCCAGTTTTCCCGCTCCTGCTCTGCGGCTGCCAGTCGCTCCCGTGCCTGTCGCATATCATCACGCAGCGCCAGCGCCACGGCTTCGATCGCGTCTTTTTCCCGCTGGAGTTGAATATTCTCGTCAAGCAGCGCCAGCATGGTGGCGGGGTTGGCTGCGGCAATGTAGGCAGTGTTGTAATGGTCTTGCTTATCATCAACATCATCACCTTGCTCCACATAAGCCAGGTGTTTGGTATACCCATCTTCATCGGTAAACCAGATATTTTCCTGCTCCATTTCCCACGGCCCTTGTGTCGCCCTCTCCGCCACTTCACGAAGCGCACGTTTGTCGATGTTCATACCGCACCGCCTTTACGAGGTTGGGCGGCGAACTCGCAAACTGTTACACCGCCTTCTTCTGTGTAATCTGCTGACGAGATATGCAGACCATGAACAATGCTGCCGTCGTCACGTTGAATGTTGCCAACCCACAGCAGTCCGTCAGTAAAATCACCGTACCCGGATTCATGACCGTCACCACATTGTGAACAAATTAACTCAATGTCCGATGGCTCAAGGAAAATTTGTTGAGGGACAAGCACGTAACCATCAGGGATTGCACTTGCCCGCACCTCAGCCAGCGCCGCGTATTTAGCCTCAAGTTCCGCATAATCACTATGACGCACCATATCAGTACAGAATGATTCTCCTGTTATTGGTGGTGATAACTGGTCACTGACAATCGTGTATATTTTCACTTCTTTCATTTCTTCCCACTCCGCAACATTGCATTCAGATATTTGTTTTCATTAACAGAACCGAAACTATTTCGCTTAAGCATTTCTTCGCGTGGAATATCGTTGATGGGTTTGAAGCGGTGTCGAATAATCATTTCCGATGGAAGGATGCCGGGGTCGTAGGACAAACCTCTCATGATGAATTCCTCAGTTATTGCTGATAGCGCCGTAACGCGAACGGTAATTTTTAAGGCGCGGGTCTATTTCAATGAATTGGGTGTAAGTGGCTTTGCGGAATGGCCGGATGGATGTCTGGTAAATTCGCTCGCGTTCTTCTTTCTCTGCAAGCCATATACAGTGGCGAAATTCCTTTTCCTCTTTCGTTTCCTGCGGTAGTGACATTATCAGGTCGTAGTTTTTTCTGAATTTATCCAGCACCTCCGAGACGGAATTGCCGGAACAGCGGCGCGGGTCATTCGCACCATACACAGGCGCTGGCATAATTTACTCCAGGGTAGGTTATCCGAATAATGTGGTACGTATAGGGTTATTTCTTTCGTAAACGTGATAGCCTGCTTTTTACCGACTCTTCACTTCGCCCGAGAATTTTTGCTACATTTCTTTGTGTATAGCCTGATGAGATAAGCGTCTGCATTCTTTTGTCTTCGTCGTCGCTCCATCTTGGCTTAACGAATGCCGTTTTTAATGACAGTTTTTTTGCTATGTAATAAAACTGATTTATGTTTAGGCCCAGATGTTCTGCTGCACGGCAAGCTACCATGCGACCGCAAACTGACTCCATCTCTGCTGGAGTTATGTTTAATCTTCTCATTAAGCCACCTGTTTAAGCTCATTTATTCTGATATTCATTACCTGAACGCATTTTGTCTGCGCATCATCGTGACCAGCCAATAATTGCCAGTCATGCTGATAACGCTCAATGAGTTTTTTCTTATCAGTTTCTGTTACTGCATATTCACTGAAGTCTTTCAGGATTTGTTCGCAGTCAACCGATGGAGATTTCTGGTTGGTATTTTCTGGTGATGGTTGATTGCCTGATGCTGGCATGGCCCAGTTCGGCAGCGATGGAGGGAGCCAGTAAAATCCTGTTCCATCCTTCAGTTTTGCCCTGTGCCACCCCTGCTTTTTATCGAGAGATGTTTGTGCGAAACCTTCCTCAAGGTTATACAGATACCGACCGATTCCCCACTGAACGGCAGCACGCTTCATTGCACCTGAACGACCACCTTTGACGGCTTCTACCTGCGTGTTTTCAGCAGCATCCCATTTGGTTACCCATTCGGAATCAATCTTGATTGATATGCCGCATTCAACTCCGCCGTTGTTGGGAATATCGCGGTATTCATTGCGCCATCCTGCTTTGCCGCAAACATCGTCCAGGCGTTTCATGATTGCCCGATTCGTGACATAAGCCAGCACCATAGCCCACACCTTGCCATCGCGTGTTTTGCCGCTTTGCTGGATGCGCCATTCAATATCGTCAGCAGCGAATGGCGCATCAAAATCATTCAAATCCATAAACACCTCAGAATGGTAGTTCGGAAGGATTAGCCAGGAACTCGCCTTTATTCATTCGTTCACGACGAGCCATATCAAGACAGAAGGACTTCATCGACTTATCACCGGCCTTACGCCAGTACATTGCCTCAGTCAGGTGATACTGACGTTTTATCCTGCTTAATTCTGGCGTTCTGGCTAAGTCTGTAGGAATCATTATCTTTCTCCTGTTCTTTCTGCTGATTGAGCATGTCCTGCATAAGGCGAATAAACGCATCGTCTGACCAGGTATCTGTAATGCTCACTAAATAATCTCCGGCTCGTTTTTATGGTTAAGCACGATATCTACCAGCAGGTCTTTAAGTGGCTTAGCTTCGGTCAGTGTGTGGATGTGCAACTTGCCGTCTTTGTTAACTGCTGCTCTCCATGGCTTTCCGTGGTGAATAACCAGCATTCCTGGAGTTACGCACTGGCGAATAACGGTTAATGTGTTTTGCATAACGCCTCCAGTTGCTTACGAACAGCACGAATAAGACGGCGAACACGTTTGGATAATTCGGATTCAGCGGGATAAAAAGCGGACATGACGCCGCTACCCGCGAGGCTTAGTTGCATCATGGGCTGGTTCCTTATGTTGTGTGTGATTGCATAGCGATAGAGACTCGTGAATCTCTGTTGATATGCGGGCATGAAAAAGCCGCACTCAGGCGGCTTCTGATTTCTCTTCTTCGTAGCGCTCGATAATCTCGTCGCTATAGCTGTTTTCCGTTAGATAGGCGATGATTTCATCCATTTCCATCTCAGCAAAAGCGGTATCCAAGAGGTGATGGCAAAACTCTTTAATTTCGCCATAAGTGTTTAAGTCAAACTTAATAGTCGTATTATCTTCTTTGACGGTTACTTCTCTCCATCCACCATTTGATGAATAAGTTGCAACTTTTCGAACGTCGATTTCCATGCTTTCCTCCAGGCAAAAAGAATGCCGCCCATATAGAGCGGCAAGACTATCAAGGGATGATTCTCCAATAACCAGAACGCGTCTTCGTCCTCATTCGGTTACGAGCGATATTGCTCCGTGTATTCACTCACTGGAATGAATACACAGTGCTTATTCGTACTAATAAAACACCCAATTTTCTGTTTCTTGGTTGTGTCCAAAGTTATATTCAATATCTGGTGTTGATGTATCAATATTCTTCATCCCATCAACAAGAGTTGATACAACAGCCAAATCTTGTTTGATTCTCATTAAATGGTATTTCTTCCGGCGCAATAAACTTTCAATGGCAAGTTTCTTCGTTGGGAATGCAAAAGATCTTTCTGCATTTTTTGCTACTTTCTTAATTGCATATCTATTTCTCTTTTGTTTCCATTCCTGTAACCACTTATTTGGTGCTGGTTTAAAATTAACAATCCAATGCGCAGGAACCAACCATGCATAATGCTCTGTCTGATGAAAAGCTATATATTGAAGTGCGAATATTTTGATTCCATCTTCTTCAACTGTCGCTTGGAATCTCCAGAAAACAGGCATTCCATCATGTTCAGTTTCTGATTCAGGAAAAGGTACGCTCCATGATTTTGTCATATCTCACCTCAAATAAGCGGCTTACTGCTCAGCTTCATGCGCTGAACGGCATGGATTTTATTCCCGAGCGGGTTAACGTCCCGGTAGTAAATGCGGTTCTTCTTAACCGCTGTTACTTCAACTTTCTTCTGACGCGTTCCGGCAAGCGAAATGGCTCTTGAAACACGTTTACTGGCTCCGTCCATGATTTTCATGAAAGCCATATAGTGCATTGGCTTCTTTCCTTGCTTGTTTGGCATCATCTAAAAGTTTGAATGAGCCTAGGTATTTTCGTTTTCCATCCACAGTTATCGATGCAACATAAAACCCATGCTCTTTTCTTGCTTCAACACCTGTAACTCCAGTTGATGAAGATGATTTTAAAGGCATGTTTTTCATATTCTCTTTGAAAGAAACGCTTCTTAAATTGGAGATTCTGTTGTCATCCTTAACGCCGTTTATGTGATCAATCACATCAGGCCAGTAGCCATGCACGTAAAGCCATGCAAGTCTGTGAGACTTAAATTTTTTACCTCCAATATTTATTCTCAGATAACCCTTGTTGTCAGGTGATCCAGCCTTTTTACCTGGATACTTCTTGTTCCACGTCAAGGCAGCTCTGTTATCCGCAAACAAATGCTTTGCTCTCGGCTTCCAATAAAAGTCACCACTCACAGGATTGTAATGAAGAATCTCCCTTACAGACACTTGAGTAAGATCCACTTAAACCTCCTAACAAAAACACTTCAATAACCCTCCGGTTATGGAAATGTTCTTTTGTAGTGAGCAGCATTGCCGTTCATCCTGAACCCGCCGCGCTCCCGACGCATGGTTTAATGTCGCGCCGTTCGACATGGCTTAACTATATCCAAAGCTATTATTTCTGTAAATAGCTATAGTTATAAAATAATTCCTTTGGTTATTTAGTCATTGATATCTAATGTAATTTATTTTTCTTGTATGTGAGATTTGGTGTTTTTTGGGCAATAAAAAACCCGCAAAAAGCGGGTTTGTTGTGGTGTGATGAGGTTAGTAGTCAACTACAGACCACCAGAAGATTCTTCCGATGATCTCGATATCGCTTAGATTCTTTTCTTCTTGTGGGTATTCCAGTGAGTTAAAGCTTCTAATGCTTACCTTGTCAGGACCTGATCGAAAGAGAATCTTAATGCGTTTCCAACCGTTCTCGTTAATGGCGTAAATCTTTCCGTCAACTATTTTCTTATCGTTGGTGTTAACAGCAACTGTTGTTCCATCAGGAATGTTTGGCTCCATGCTGTTGCCACGAGCCGGAAAACAAACAACCCCGCTTCCATCACTGTTCGCGCCAACTCTGCGAAGGGTTGATTTGGAAAAGCGCAACATAAAGCCGTTGTGATCTTCATCAATCACCCGACCATCCCCGCATGCAAACTCAATATCTTTAAGGTAAGGAATTTCAACCTCATCACCTCTTAAAGGCGTTCCTCCATCCCATGGGTCCAAACATCCCCACGTGCTTTCATGAGGAATAGAAGATTTTGGATCATAAGGTTCAACTCCCTCATCACGCATTGGCCCAGTTCCATCGGAAAGCCATTCCGTACGAACTCCAAGCACTTTTGATATTTCAAAAAGTTTGCGCGTATTGCGTGTTTTTCCAGACGTAAGTTTCCAGACGCTTGGCTGAGACATGCCAACAGCATTGCCAAGAGAAGCCTGAGTAAACCCAGCCTTATCCATCGCGTATGTAAGCCTTTGAGAAAAAGTATCTAGTTTCATTCGGACAACCTATAGCTACAGCTATTATTAGTCAAATATCTAAAGCTATTTACTTTCTGAATAGCTTTGGCTATTATTCTTGTTGTGAATTCAGCAGGAGTTATTTTTATGGTCAACAAGGCTATTAAAGCGGCTATTGACTCAGTAGGAAGTCAGCAAAAGTTAGCTGATGCCTGCGGTGTTAAGCAGCCTTCTGTATGGGCTTGGTTGCATGGGAAGAAAAGGGTATCCGCTAAAAATGCCAAGCGCATTGAAATGGCTACCAATGGAAGCATCCCTGCATACCTGATTCGCCCTGATTTATCCGATTTGTTCCCCAATCCGAACAAAGCAGCTTAATAAAGCAAATTTTTATACCGAACGGCCCGGTATACGGTCGGGTGCCCGGCGTGGTCAAGGATGACTGTCAATGGTGCACGATAAAAACCCAAATTATTTACCTATGGAGATAGTAAGAAATGACACAAGCAAGTTACAGCAAGCCAACACAGCGAGAAATTGATCGCGCTGAAACTGATTTACTCATCAACCTGTCAACGCTTACCCAGCGCGGTCTGGCAAAGATGATTGGCTGTCATGAATCTAAGATAAGCAGAACGGACTGGAGATTTATTGCTTCGGTCTTGTGTGCTTTCGGAATGGCATCAGACATCAGTCCGATTAGCAGGGCTTTTAAGTATGCGCTTGATGAAATCACAAAGAAAAAATCCCCGGCTGCCACCGAGGATTTTAAGCAAATTGATATGCAATTCTGAGGGAATTACTGGATCTATCCACAGGAGTAATTATGCCAAAACAACTCAGTCCTGACCAGGACAAATTACACAAAAACATACTACGTGATCGGTTCTTATCCAGCTTCAAACAGCCTGGTCGATTTCGGGCTGAGTTGGAGAAATTGAAGCTAATACTGAAGAGGAAAGGTCATGAGTAACATATCCAATCTAGCCGAAGCCAGAGAGGCCAGAAGGCTCCAGAAGCCGCGTACAAATGGCGGTAAGGGGTTTGCCTTGATTCACCGCCAATTCATGGATAGCAAGCTATACAAGGATTCTCAGGCTGTGCATCTTTTCCTGCATCTGATACTGAAAGCCAATCACTCTCCGGCAGTCGTAAATACCGACATTGGTGAGATGTTGGTTGAGCGAGGACAGCTAATTACCGGACGGCCAAAACTGGTAAGTGAAACATTCATCCCGGATAACAAAGTAAAAAGTTTGCTTCGTTCTTTTGAAGGGAATGGAATGATTCGTATCGAGTCGAAAGGGAGAAAATTCAGCCTGATAACAGTGTTGAAATATGATGATTTTCAGGCTCCAAATTGTCCAACGGATGTCCAACGGATGTCCAATGCAAACACCAGTAATGACGCGGCTCACAGCAAATGTTGTCCAACGGATGTCCAACGATTGTCCATAAACAATAATATAAATAATATCTCTAATACTAACGTATTAGAGAGTACCGCAGCAGACGAAAATCCTGACAAGAAAAAATCGGCTCTCAGTTGTCAGGATGTTGTCGATGCTTACCACGAATTACTTCCTGAAGCTTCCAGGGTTCGCGCACTGAATGACAAACGTAAAAACCAGATCCGAACTTTCTGGCGAAAAGCCGGAGTGATAACACGCCAACTTGACGGGCATGGGTTCACGATGCAGGACTGGAGAAATTATTTGAGCTACGTAGGCGAAAATTGCCGATGGATGTTCGAAGAGCGCCCAAACCATCAACGCGGAACCGTCTGGCACAAAAAGGGATTTGATTTCCTGCTTAACGATAATACCTACCTGAAAGTTCGTGAGGGTGAACACGATGACCGATAATTTTTATGCGCCGCCCCATAGCATCGAGGCAGAGCAGGCGGTGATTGGCGGATTGCTTCTGGATGATGACAGCAGTGAGCGCGTCCAGAAAGTTCTGGCGATGCTGAAGCCTGATTCATTTTACAGCCGACCACACAAAATCATTTTCGAAGAAATAACCAGAATGCACCGGGAGCAAAAGCCAGTAGATGGCCTGACGCTTTTCGATGAACTGGAGCGCAAATCGTTAACGGCGTCTGTTGGCGGTTTTGCTTATATCGCTGAGATCGCAAAGAACACGCCAAGCGCAGCAAACATCGTTGCCTATGCAATGCAGGTTCGTGAAACCGCAATGGAACGCTACGCCATCAACCGCATGACTGAAGCGACGGAATTGCTCTATTCCCGCAACGGAATGACTGCAACGCAGAAGTACGAAGCTATTCAGGCGATTTTCACGCAACTGACAGACCATGCAAAAACCGGATCGCGTCGAGGCCTTCGCTCATTTGGTGAGGTCATGGAAGACTGGGTTAGCGACCTTGAGAAGCGATTTGACTCATCAGGCGAACAACGGGGAATGAGCACAGGGATCCCATCGCTGGACAGGATGCTGTCACCGAAAGGTCTGGTGAAAGGCTCTCTGTTTGTCATTGGCGCTCGCCCTAAGATGGGGAAAACGACGCTATACAGCCAGATGGCAATCAACTGCGCAGTGCATGAGAAAAAGGCTGCCCTGATGTTCAGCCTTGAAATGCCAGGTGACCAGATACTGGAAAAACTGGTGGGACAGAAGTCAGGTGTTAACCCGAATATTTTTTACCTTCCGGCGACAAATGATGCCGATGACGGCTATCAGGGTGATTACGATGGTGACTTCAACAGGGCGATCGAAACAGCCAATCGCTTGAGTGAAATCGACCTGCTTTACATCGACGACACGCCGGGATTATCTCTGGCTCAAATCGTCAGCGAAAGTCGTCGAATCAAGCGAGAAAAAGGATGTGTTGGCATGATTCTGGTCGATTACCTGACACTAATGACCGCTGAGAAGGCCGATCGCAACGACCTTGCTTACGGCATGATCACCAAAGGACTGAAGAACCTTGCTAAAGAGCTTGATTGTGTTGTTGTGCTTCTGACACAGCTTAACCGCGCACTGGAAAGCCGAACCAATAAACGCCCATTACCAAGTGACTCACGAGATACAGGGCAGATTGAACAAGATTGCGATTATTGGGTTGGGATCCATCGTGAAGGTGCTTTTGATGACAGTGTTCCACCTGGTGAAACAGAACTAATCCTTCGTCTCAATCGTCATGGCAATACCGGCACGGTGTATTGCATTCAGGCAAATGGCGCTATTTATGACACAGACCAACAGTCTGCTGAAATGCGCCGCCGTGAACGCGAGGAACCGCAGTCCAAGAAGAAAGGAGGATTCTGATGACCATCTACATCACTGAGCTAATAACAGGCCTGCTGGTAATCGCAGGCCTTTTTATTTGGGGAGAGGGAAGTGTGTCTGACTGGCAAATTCCAATCATCATTCTTGCCGGAGCTTCGCTGGTTGCTGGCTTTATCCTGCTGAAAAAGCATAAAGACCGTGATCAAAAAGTCGAAGTTCTCTATGGGTATCCAGCGAACAGCACAACATGGCTGACCATTTACCACTACCGAAAATCAGGACGCTGGGTATTCGAATGGGATGATCTGTTCGCTGAAAAGCGACCAAAGTCATGGGGAGACATCAGCGAATGCATGATGTTTGAAGAAAGAAAATCCGGCGCAACTCGAGAAGAGTTTAACGAAGCGTGGAGGCGATTAAGTGAGAGAGGGTATCAATGAGCAGAATTAAATCTGGTTATCCAGGAAATGGGGAATACCCGAAGCCATATTTACCTGTAACAGTGACCACTAAATCTAGGCATCCACATCATTTCAAGCAAAGTGGTACAGCTTATTGGAGTGGCAACCGGTGGATAGGTATTGATGGGTTCAAAATTGGGTATGCAAAGGTAATTAAATGGGAATTTAACATCACACACTGGAGTTCATCCCATGAGGAAACTAACGTTTGAACTAAGAAGCCCCATCCATCAGCAGAACGCCATTCAAGCTATCCAGCAAATCCTTCCAGACCCAACCAAACCAATCGTAGTGACCATCCAGGAACGCAACCGCAGCTTAGACCAAAATCGGAAGCTTTGGGCTTGCCTTGGTGACGTTTCGCGTCAGGTTGAATGGCATGGTCGCTGGCTGGATGCAGAAAGCTGGAAGTGTGTGTTTACCGCAGCATTAAAGCAGCAGGACGTTGTTCCTAACCTTGCCGGGAATGGCTTTGTGGTAATAGGCCAGTCAACCAGCAGGATGCGTGTAAGCGAATTTGCGGAGCTATTAGAGCTTATACAGGCATTCGGTACAGAGCGCGGCGTTAAGTGGTCAGACGAAGCCCGGTTAGCACTGGAATGGAAAGCGAGGTTTGGAGACGCCGCATGAAACACTGCTACCGCTGCGGAGAAAGCAAAGACGATTATCGATTCCGGCCAAATCAACCTTATTGGCACCAATGGTGTATCAGATGTGAGCGGTCGCCAGTAGGTAATTTCCCGCTGCCAGAGACGAAGGAGGACGTATGGCACGACAGCGACGAAGTATCACCGACATAATCTGCGAAAACTGCAAATACCTTCCAACGAAACGCTCCAGAAATAAACCAAAGCCAATCCCCACAGAAAGCCAGGTCAAGACATTCGATTATGTCTATGGGCTGTTGCAGTCCAAATGGAACCGCATGAGGAAAACGCGATGATTGACCCCAATCGAAGTTATGAGCAAGAGAGCATAGCAAGGGCAATGTGCGCAGGATGTAACAAGCAACTGGCACCTGATGAAATTTACGCCTGTTCCGAATGCGTGAACGAATGGCTGGTATACCGCGACCCTAATGGAGATATGTCTAATGAGGATATTCAGGAGCAATAGATGGCTTCAGGCAGTAAGGGAGATAGATTGCTGCATTCTGTGTGGTCGATATGGAGTTCAGGCTGCGCATCGCAACGAAGGAAAGGGAATAGGGCTAAAGGTTGACGACAGCCTAACGGCGGCGCTTTGCCCGTCATGCCATGAGCGAATCGACAACGGAAAAGATTTAAGCCGGGAAGAGCGACGCTCAGAAATGGACCGCGCCATTGTCTTAACGTTGCAAAAGTTAACACGCGAAGGGAGGGTAACAGTGCGATGAACGAATACCGTATAGCGTTGCCGTGGCCTCCATCCAATAACCGCTACTGGCGTCACTCACGAGGAATCCACTACATCAGCGATTGGGGAAAGCGATACCGGCGAGAAGTAATCGAAATAATTCAGCAACAACAGTTAGACATCAAAATAACACCACGCATCAGAATCACCATCCACGCAGCACCTCCCGATAACCGCAAACGCGACCTGGACAATTTGCCAAAGGCCGTTTTTGACGCACTAACCAGTGCGGGATTCTGGCTGGATGACGGTCAGATAGACGATATGCGTATCAAGCGCTGTCAGGCGATTAAAGGAGGGATGCTTGTGCTGGTAGTGACTGAGACGTGCGGAAATTTGCCAATGATTACGGAACTACTGGAGGCCGCATGAAATGCAAGATTGATGGTTGCGATCGCGAATGCAGGTACATGGAACAGCAGGTATGCCAAAAGCATTACTTCAGAATGATGCGATACGGAACATACGAACTGACTAAACATGGAAAAGGAAAAGGCATCTCGGCGAACGCCAAGGGATACGTGATGATTAAAGAGCCATCTCATCCCCTGGCAATGAAGAATGGATTCGTGTACGAGCATAGGAAGGCTGTGTATGCAAAGTTCGGAGAGCATTTACCTCCATGCGAATTGTGCGGAAAATATGTTACTTGGGCGAATGCGCATATTGACCACAAGGATGACAGAGTCAATAACAACAACCCAGATAACCTTAGAGTTTTATGCAATGCCTGCAATGTAATGCGATCACGCATTCATATCCCCTCACATACCAGAAAAACCAGCCACGCCATCACCTTCAATGGGGAAACAAAAACCCCAGCGGAATGGTCGCGTGACCCAAGAGTAAGCATCGCCGGGAATACAATTCTGTTCAGGCTTAGGAAAGGCATGAGCGTAGAGCAGGCGCTATTCGGTCAAAAGCTCACACATCGAGGTAAGAAGGCAAATGGATACCAACCGAAATACGGTGAGTATCAGCAGAAACTTAAAGACCTGCGTGACAGCAGAAGAGAGGCAGCATGAGCAAAATCCAATACCCAATGACCACTGCGGCAATTTTCGATGATGTTGTCTATCCGCTGCATTTCGACAATGCCGGCAAGGTCAGGCAAGAAATGGAAGGCGCTGTTAACTGGTTCTGCAGGTGGCGCAACGAAGAGAAAGCCGCTGTGAAAGCGAGATTGTTGGTCAGTTGCTGGGGTCAATATCTGAGTCATGAGCAGGTTATCCGGGAGGCCGCATGACACACACTATCAAAACCATCCCAGCGTTACTCATTGAGACATATGGAAACCAGACAGAAGTAGCACGGCGCTTATCGTGCCACCGCAACACAGTAAGGCGTTATCTGTACGACAAAGAAGCCAGGTATCACGCCATCGTTAACGGCGTTTTAATGATTCATCAGGGCGGGAGAGGTATCTATGACCGTAACCAGCATTAACCAGGCAAAACAGCAGCGTGAACGTGACGAAGCCGAATTGCGCAGCGTCAGAGAGATGACGGAGCAACACCAGAAGGCGATGGATTATCTGCATGAGCGAGAGCGTGAACTGGTGAACCGGCTTGGATTGAACAAGCCGGCGGGAGGCGATGCTGCATGAGACTCGAAAGCGTAGCTAAATTTCATTCGCCAAAAAGCCCGATGATGAGTGACTCACCGCGGGCTACGGCTTCTGACTTTCTTTCAGGTACTGATGTGATGGCTGCTATGGGAATGGCGCAATCACAAGCCGGATTCGGAATGGCTGCATTCTGCGGTAAGCACGAACTCAGCCAGAACGACAAACAAAAGGCTATCAACTATCTGATGCAATTTGCACACAAGGTATCGGGGAAATACCGCGGTGTGGCAAAGCTTGAAGGAAATACTAAGGCAAAGGTACTGCAAGTGCTCGCAACATTTGCTTATGCTGATTATTGCCGTAGTGCTGCGACGCCGGGAGCAAGATGCAGAGATTGTCACGGTACAGGCCGGGCGGTTGATATTTCCAAAACTGAACAGTGGGGAAGAGTTGTTGAGAAGGAGTGCGGAAGATGCAAGGGCGTCGGCTATTCAAGGGTGCCGGCAAGCGCCGCATATCGCGCCATAACGATCCTAATCCCAAACCTTACCCAACCCACCTGGTCACGCACTGTTAAGCCGCTGTATGACGCTTTGGTGGTGCAATGCCACAAGGAAGAGTCAATCGCAGACAATATTTTGAATGCGGTCACGCGTTAATAGCATAATTGCCACGGATGGCAACATATTAACGGCATAATATTGACTTTTTGAATAAAGTTGGGTAAATTTGACCTAACGATGGATAAATGCACTCGTTAAATAAAGCCCTGAGTTAATAGCTCGGGGCTTTTTGCGTTTTAAGCACGGCCTTTCTGAAAGCACCCTATCACCAATCACCAGAACACATCCAGATACCCTTTCACATTCGTGGAGACGGGGTGGTGACGCTTTCACTCTATAAATAACCATCAATACCAACAGGACTAACAATGCTTACTCTCAAGACGATTAACTCAGATAAAGACACCTCCGTTTTCCAAGTGATGGGTGATGTCAGCTACGTGAAAGAGTCACGAATGATTTTCTTCACTGGTTGGAATGGAGGTGATTCCGATTTACTTCTTGATGATGGAGAAGTGGCTTACGTCTGCAATGAAAAAGGTGTGACAGTAGCTACATTCCAGTAGTCATTACAAAGCGTCTATTTCTGGGCGCTTGATAATGACCAAAAGAAAAAACAGCACAATGGCTGGCTTCGTGAAAGCGGGTGGCATGAGGTTGCGCTAACAACCTCATGCCGTTTTGCCCGTGCATATCGGTCACGAACAAATCTGATTACTAAACACAGTAGCCTGGATTTGTTCTATCAGTAATCGACCTTATTCCTAATTAAATAGAGCAAATCCCCTTATTGGGGGTAAGACATGAAGATGCCAGAAAAACATGACCTGTTAGCCGCCATTCTCGCGGCAAAGGAACAAGGCATCGGGGCAATCCTTGCGTTTGCAATGGCGTACCTTCGCGGCAGATATAATGGCGGTGCGTTTACAAAAACAGTAATCGACGCAACGATGTGCGCCATTATCGCCTGGTTCATTCGTGACCTTCTCGACTTCGCCGGACTAAGTAGCAATCTCGCTTATATAACGAGCGTGTTCATCGGCTACATCGGTACTGACTCGATTGGTTCGCTTATCAAACGCTTCGCTGCTAAAAAAGCCGGAGTAGAAGATGGTGGAAATCAATAATCAACGTAAGGCGTTCCTCGATATGCTGGCGTGGTCAGAGGGGACTGATAACGGACGTCAGAAAACCAGAAATCATGGTTATGACGTCATTGTAGGCGGAGAGCTATTCACTGATTACTCAGATCACCCTCGCAAACTTGTCACGCTAAACCCCAAACTCAAATCAACAGCTGCAGGCCGTTACCAGCTTCTTTCCCGTTGGTGGGATGCCTATCGTAAGCAGCTTGGCCTGAAAGATTTCTCTCCCAAAAGCCAGGACGCTGTGGCATTGCAGCAGATTAAAGAGCGTGGCGCTTTACCGATGATTGATCGCGGTGATATCCGTCAGGCTATCGACCGTTGCAGCAATATCTGGGCTTCACTGCCGGGCGCTGGTTATGGTCAGTTCGAGCATAAGGCTGACAGCCTGATTGCAAAATTCAAAGAGGCTGGCGGAACGGTCAGAGAGATTGAGGTATGAGCAGAGTAACCGCGATTATCTCCGCTCTGATTATCTGCATCATCGTCTGCCTGTCATGGGCTGTTAATCATTACCGTGATAACGCCATGACCTACAAAGAGCAGCGAGATAAAAAAGTCAGTGAGCTGAAGCAGGCGACCGCCACCATTACTGACATGCAGCAACGCCAGCGTGCTGCTGATTCACTCGATGCTAAATACACGAAGGAGTTAGCTGATGCGAAAGCTGAAAATGATGCTCTTCGGCGCAAGCTTGATAATGGTGGTCGGGTGCTCGTCAAAGGCAAATGTTCTGTGCCATCCTCAGCCGAAACCGCCAGCACCAGCCGCGTGGGCAATGCTGCCACCGTCGAACTCTCTCCAGGTGCTGGACAAAACGTTCTCAATATCCGCGCCGGAATCATCAGCGACCAGGAAAAACTGAAGTATTTGCAGGAGTACATCAGGACGCAATACCTGAAATAATTTCCATCACATAGAAATTTGACAAGTGACTTTCATGAAAATGCCTCGTAATGCGGGGCTTTTTTGTGTCCGCAGTAAACGCGCATCGCAGCGCATATAAACCCGAGTCTTTCAGAAAGCTGAGCCTGAGAACTGCCGTATATGGTGGCGACCATCTCGGGGACGGCTTTTCTGTGCGAACAGGCTCATCTTTCTAAAAGGTAAACGCTATGAATATCGTCCCACTCAATTACAAAGGCGAAGCCATCCGCTTCAATACTGATGGCTGGATTAATGCCACTGATATTGCAAAACGTTTCGGTAAGCGTCTGGATCACTGGTTGTCCAACGCTGAAACTCTCGAATACGTTAGAGCATTGGATGAGGTTTATTCAGGTGAACCATCGAAAATTCTACATACCCGTGATTCCGGGTATGTAAAAACAAGCAAGGCACGAAAGGACAGGGGCGGCGGAACATGGCTGCATCCAAAGTTATCAGTTGCCTTTGCAAGATGGTGCGATCCGAAATTCTCCGTCTGGTGCGACCTGCACATTGATAGCCTGCTTCGTGGTGAACTGACTGAGCAGCAGAAATATGAGCAAGCGTGTCGCATTCGTGATGACCGGAAATCAAAAGCCAGCAATGGAGCAAGAGAGATGGCTCGCTGGCGATGGGATAAGCCGGTCATTGAAGCCAATGTTGAGTTCTGGCGCGAGCAACTACAGTTGACTCTCGATATCGCGTGCTGATGGTAAACGCAAAACTGCGTTATCGGGAAAATCAAAGAATTACGAGAACTGCTAAACGGCTATCCATTACAAAGCCTATCTACGGGTGGGCTTTGTAATGAAACCTGAGTTTATTTCCTGTCAAACAATATTCAATTAGCAGCAGTACAGCTAAACAACCCAAGCCAGTAAGTGGGGAAATAACACTGGCAGCCACTGAAAGATGAACCTCCTGCCTTATGGCAAAAAAAGATTCTTTGTGGTGGCGGACTGATGGAAAGACATCCTAATACCAGCCAAACATTGAAGGAGTTGTTATGTCAGCAGAAGGTTTCAATAACCCATCCAAATTCAGGGATGAGTGGGATAGCAGCGTAAAGAGTAAGTGATGCCATCACAAAAGCCATTCCCTAAAGAGTGGCTTTGATAATCGCTTATACCCTACACGGGATAGCTTAACTGATATCCCTTTTAACGGATAAACGGAGCCAACAATGGCAGAGATTATTACCATGACTGAAGAACAGAAATTCCAGTTAGAGATTTACAAACTGGTCATGAACCAGAACGCAGCCGCAGAAGAAGCATTTCAATTCATCGGCACTGATGAGCTGAAGCTTGAGTTATTCAAGATTCACTTCCAGTCAGGCGGCGCTAATTCTGATATCACGACCCGCACTATCGAAGCGGTTCGTAAATCGAGGGAAGCATTAGACCTGTTCACTGCCGGAGCATAATCATGGCAAATCCAAATTTCACGCCATCATGGCCTCTCTACAAAGATGCTGACGGTGTATATGTGTCTGCTCTTCCGATTAAAGCTATCAAATACGCTAATGACGGAAGTGCAAGCGCAGAATTCGACGGTCCGTATGCTGACCAGTACATGTCAGCGCAAACAGTAGCCGTATTCAAGCCGGAGGTCGGTGGATATCTGTTCCGGAGCCAGTACGGCGAGCTGCTCTATATGAGCAAGACAGCATTTGAAGCTAAGTACACTTCTGCAAGCGGTTCAGTAACGAATGCAGAGACGGCGGATAAGTTATCTACTGCTCGCACTATCACACTAACCGGCGCTGTCACAGGTTCAACGTCCTTTGATGGTTCGGCTAACGTGACTATCGCAACAACATCAGGAAGTTAACTTATGGCAGCACCAAAGGGCAACCGATTCTGGGAGGCCCGCAGTAGTCATGGGCGTAACCCGAAATTCGAGTCGCCTGAGGCGCTGTGGGCTGCTTGTTGTGAATACTTCGAGTGGGTGGAGGCTAACCCACTATGGGAGATGAAGGCTTTCTCATATCAAGGAGAAGTTACACAAGAGCCTATCGCCAAGATGAGGGCGATGACCATCACTGGGCTAACGCTATTCCTCGATGTGACGCTTGAGACATGGCGACAATACAGGGTGAGAGAAGACTTATCTGAGGTCGTTACGCGAGCAGAGCAAATCATCTACGACCAAAAATTCTCCGGCGCAGCCGCTGATCTTCTCAACGCTAACATCATCGCCCGCGATTTGGGCCTCAAAGAGCAGTCGCAAGTTGAAGACGTGACACCTGATAAGGGAGATCGCGATAAGCGCCGCTCTCGTATCAAGGAGCTATTCAACCGTGGAACTGGACGCGATTCTTGATAACCTGAGCGACGAAGAGCAAATCGAATTGCTCGAGCTACTCGAAGAAGAAGAGAAATACCGGAACACACACCTGCTATATGAATTTACGCCATACAGCAAACAGCGTGAATTCATCGACGCCGGGCATGACTATCCAGAGCGCTGTTTTATGGCTGGTAACCAGCTTGGTAAGTCATTTACTGGTGCTGCTGAAGTCGCGTTTCACCTTACCGGGCGTTATCCGGGAACAAAAGGCTACCCGGATGATGGTAAATATGGCGGAGAGTGGAAGGGTAAGCGTTTCTATGAGCCTGTCGTCTTCTGGATTGGCGGCGAGACAAACGAGACTGTAACCAAAACGACTCAACGCATCCTGTGCGGTCGTATCGAAGAGAATGACGAGCCTGGCTACGGTTCCATACCGAAAGAAGACATCATTAGCTGGAAGAAGTCTCCTTTCTTTCCGAACCTTGTTGATCATCTTCTGGTTAAGCATCACACGGCTGATGGTGTTGAAGATGGCATTTCAATCTGCTACTTCAAGCCATACTCGCAAGGCCGTGCACGCTGGCAGGGTGACACAATCCACGGCGTGTGGTTTGACGAAGAGCCACCATACAGCATTTATGGCGAAGGTCTTACCCGTACAAACAAATACGGGCAATTCTCAATTCTGACGTTTACCCCGCTGATGGGGATGTCTGACGTTGTTACCAAGTTCCTGAAGAATCCCAGCAAGTCGCAGAAAGTGGTCAACATGACCATCTATGACGCTGAGCACTACACCGACGAGCAGAAAGAGCAAATCATCGCATCCTATCCTGAGCATGAGAGAGAGGCGCGTGCTCGCGGTATTCCTACGATGGGTAGCGGTCGAATATTCCAGATACCGGAAGAGACGATTAAGTGCCAGCCGTTTGAGTGTCCCGATCACTTCTATGTTATCGACGCTCAGGACTTCGGCTGGAACCACCCGCAAGCTCACATTCAGCTTTGGTGGGACAAAGACGCAGATGTTTTCTATCTGGCGCGTGTGTGGAAGAAATCAGAGAACACCGCAGTTCAGGCATGGGGTGCTGTTAAGTCGTGGGCTAACAAAATACCTGTCGCGTGGCCTCATGACGGTCACCAACACGAAAAGGGCGGTGGTGAGCAACTTAAAACCCAATATGCGGACGCCGGGTTCTCTATGCTTCCCGAACACGCAACGTTCCCGGATGGCGGTAACTCAGTAGAGTCAGGCATTAGTGAACTTCGTGACCTGATGCTTGAAGGAAGATTCAAAGTATTCAACACATGCGAACCATTTTTTGAAGAGTTCCGCCTATATCATCGCGATGAGAACGGCAAGATTGTCAAGACCAACGATGATGTGCTCGATGCTACTCGCTACGGCTACATGATGCGCCGCTTCGCCAGGATGATGCGCGATATCAGAAAGCCGAAAGAAAAGAAAATCCCCGCACCGATTAGACCAGTACGCAGAGGACGATAATGGCCGACAATGAAAACAGGCTGGAGAGCATCCTGTCGCGCTTTGATGCGGACTGGACAGCCAGTGATGAAGCCAGACGAGAGGCTAAGAACGATCTGTTCTTTAGTCGGATCAGCCAATGGGATGACTGGCTATCACAATACACAACCCTGCAATATCGCGGGCAGTTCGATGTGGTACGACCAGTGGTGCGCAAACTCGTTTCTGAGATGCGTCAGAACCCTGTTGATGTTCTGTATCGCCCAAAGGATGGAGCAAGTCCTGACGCTGCTGATGTGCTAATGGGAATGTATCGCACAGACATGCGACACAATACGGCAAAAATCGCGGTCAACGTCGCTGTTCGTGAGCAGATTGAATCTGGCGTAGGTGCGTGGCGTCTGGTCACTGACTACGAAGATCAAAGTCCGACGAGCAACAATCAGGTTATCCGTCGAGAGCCTATCCATAGTGCCTGCTCCCATGTTATCTGGGACAGCAACAGCAAACTGATGGACAAGTCTGACGCCCGTCACTGCACAGTTATCCACTCAATGAGCCAGAATGGTTGGGAGGATTTCGCAGAAAAATACGACCTTGATGCTGATGATATTCCATCATTCCAGAACCCCAACGATTGGGTATTTCCATGGCTGACGCAGGACACAATTCAGATCGCTGAGTTTTACGAAGTGGTCGAGAAGAAAGAGACGGCGTTTATCTACCAAGACCCGGTTACGGGTGAGCCGGTAAGCTACTTTAAGCGCGATATTAAAGACGTCATCGACGACCTGGCTGATAGTGGATTTATCAAAATTGCAGAGCGCCAGATTAAGCGTCGCCGGGTATACAAATCGATTATCACCTGCACCGCTGTACTCAAAGACAAGCAGCTCATTGCTGGCGAACATATCCCCATTGTTCCGGTATTCGGCGAGTGGGGCTTCGTTGAAGATAAAGAAGTGTATGAGGGTGTCGTCCGCCTGACAAAAGACGGTCAGCGTCTGCGCAACATGATTATGTCGTTCAACGCCGACATCGTGGCCCGTACTCCGAAGAAGAAGCCGTTCTTCTGGCCTGAACAGATTGCAGGCTTTGAGCATATGTATGACGGTAACGACGATTACCCGTATTACCTGCTCAATCGCACGGATGAGAACAACGGAGAAATGCCAACTCAGCCGCTGGCATACTATGAAAATCCGGAAGTTCCACAGGCCAATGCCTATATGCTGGAAGCTGCAACCAGCGCAGTAAAAGAGGTTGCCACTCTTGGTGTAGATGCTGGGTCGGTTAATGGTAATCAGGTTGCATTCGATACCGTAAACCAACTCAATATGCGGGCTGACCTTGAGACATACGTGTTTCAGGATAATCTGGCTACCGCTATGCGCCGTGACGGTGAGATTTACCAGTCGATAGTTAACGACATCTACGATGTTCCTCGCAGCGTGACAATCACCCTTGAGGATGGCAGTGAAAAAGAGGTTCAGCTAATGGCTGAGGTTGTTGACCTTGCCACTGGTGAGCGGCAGGTACTGAACGATATCAGGGGGCGCTATGAGTGCTACACGGATGTTGGACCATCATTCCAGTCCATGAAGCAGCAAAACCGCGCAGAAATTCTTGAGTTGCTCGGCAAGACGCCACAGGGAACGCCAGAATATCAACTGCTGTTGCTTCAGTACTTCACCCTGCTTGATGGTAAAGGTGTCGAGATGATGCGTGACTATGCCAATAAGCAGCTTATTCAGATGGGCGTTAAGAAGCCGGAAACACCTGAAGAGCAGCAATGGTTTGTCGAAGCGCAGCAGGCCAAACAAGGACAGCAAGACCCGGCAATGGTTCAGGCGCAGGGTGTGCTGTTGCAAGGTCAGGCTGAACTGGCTAAAGCGCAGAATCAGACGCTATCTCTTCAAATCGACGCGGCTAAAGTCGAAGCTCAAAACCAACTTAACGCTGCGAAAATCGCAGAAATATTCAACAATATGGATCTCAATAAACAGTCCGAGTTTAGAGAGTTCCTCAAAACCGTTGCTTCATTCCAGCAGGACCGCAGCGAAGACGCTCGCGCAAATGCTGAGTTACTCCTTAAAGGCAATGAACAGACGCACAAGCAGCGAATGGACATTGCCAATATCCTGCGATCGCAGAGACAAAATCAACCTTCCGGCAGTGTAGCCGAGACACCTCAATAAGAGAGAGTTAATCATGAAACCAACCACCGAAATTCAGGCAACTGAAGACTTAACCCTGTCCGGCGATTATGCAGCGGCATCTGCTGATAGCTTAGTTGTCGATAATGCCAACGACAATGCAGGTCAGGAAGAGGGCTTTGAGATTGTCCTGAAGGACGATGAGACAGCACCAAAACAAGACCCGGCAAAGAACGCAGAATTCGCCCGCCGCCGCATCGAGCGCAAACGACAGCGCGAGCTTGAGCAGCAGATGGAAGCAGTTAAACGCGGAGAATTGCCGGAGAGTTTACGGGTAAACCCTGACCTCCCACCTCAGCCGGATATTAATGCCTATCTGTCAGAAGAAGGCCTGGCCAAATATGACTATGACAACAGCCGTGCGCTTGCCGCTTTCAATGCTGCCAATACCGAATGGCTAATGAAAGCGCAGGACGCCCGCAGCAATGCCGTAGCAGAACAGGGCCGCAAGACTCAGGAGTTTACCCAGCAATCAGCGCAATACGTCGAAGCTGCCCGCAAACACTATGACGCGGCAGAAAAGCTCAATATCCCTGACTATCAGGAGAAAGAAGACGCATTTATGCAACTGGTTCCGCCTGCGGTTGGGGCCGACATTATGCGCCTGTTCCCGGAGAAGTCTGCCGCGCTCATGTATCACCTTGGTGCAAACCCGGAGAAAGCCCGCCAGTTACTGGCGATGGATGGGCAGTCCGCGCTGATTGAACTAACTCGACTATCCGAACGCTTAACTCTCAAGCCTCGCGGTAAACAAATCTCTTCCGCTCCCCCTGCTGACCAGCCGATTACCGGTGATGTCAGCGCAGCAAATAAAGATGCCATTCGTAAACAGATGGATGCGGCTGCGAGCAAGGGCGATGTGGAAACTTACCGCAAGCTAAAGGCAAAACTTAAAGGAATCCGATAATGGCTTTGAACGAAGGTCAAATTGTTACACTGGCGGTGGATGAGATTATTGACACCATCTCCGCAATCACTCCAATGGCGCAGAAAGCCAAGAAATATACCCCGCCTGCGGCTTCTATGCAGCGCTCCAGCAATACCATCTGGATGCCTGTAGAGCAGGAGTCCCCCACTCAGGAAGGTTGGGATTTAACTGATAAAGCGACAGGGTTACTGGAGCTTAACGTCGCGGTAAACATGGGAGAGCCGGATAACGACTTCTTCCAGTTACGCGCAGATGACTTGCGAGACGAGACTGCGTATCGTCACCGAATCCAGTCCGCAGCACGCAAACTGGCTAACAACGTTGAGCTGAAAGTCGCAAACATGGCCGCCGAGATGGGGTCATTGGTTATCACTTCGCCGGATGCAATCGGCACTAATACCGCAGACGCATGGAACTTTGTGGCCGACGCAGAAGAAATCATGTTCTCCCGCGAACTTAACCGCGACATGGGCACATCGTACTTCTTCAACCCGCAGGACTACAAAAAGGCGGGTTATGACCTGACCAAGCGTGATATCTTCGGGCGCATCCCTGAAGAAGCGTACCGCGATGGCACCATTCAGCGTCAGGTTGCTGGCTTCGATGATGTCCTGCGCTCTCCGAAACTTCCTGTGCTGACAAAATCCACCGCAACTGGCATCACTGTATCCGGTGCGCAGTCCTTCAAGCCTGTCGCATGGCAACTGGATAACGATGGCAACAAAGTTAACGTTGATAACCGTTTTGCTACCGTCACCCTGTCTGCAACTACCGGCCTGAAACGCGGCGACAAAATTTCGTTTACTGGCGTGAAGTTCCTTGGTCAGATGGCTAAGAACGTACTGGCGCAGGACGCGACTTTCTCCGTAGTTCGCGTTGTTGATGGTACTCACGTTGAAATCACGCCGAAGCCTGTAGCACTGGATGATGTTTCTCTTTCTCCTGAGCAACGCGCCTACGCCAACGTTAACACCTCACTGGCTGATGCAATGGCGGTGAACATCCTGAACGTTAAGGATGCCCGTACCAACGTGTTCTGGGCTGATGACGCCATCCGTATTGTGTCTCAGCCGATTCCGGCCAACCATGAGCTTTTTGCAGGTATGAAAACTACCTCATTCAGCATCCCGGATGTCGGCCTGAACGGTATCTTCGCTACGCAGGGGGATATTTCCACCCTGTCCGGCCTGTGCCGTATTGCGCTGTGGTACGGCGTAAACGCGACACGACCGGAAGCAATCGGAGTTGGCCTGCCTGGTCAGACTGCGTAACTAACAGGGGCTTCGGCCCCTTTTTTATTTGAGGTGACACATGGGTGTAATGCTATATAAGCAGGGTCGTGGAACGAAGGTATGGGGCAAGGAAGTTCAGGTTAAAGTTGTCGATGACGGCGACGTAGAAGATCACCTTGCCGATGGTTGGGTTAAGCATCCAAATCTAGTGCCGGAGACCAATGACGAACCAATCGGCGAGTCAGGCGTGGTCAAGAAAGACATGGGTGAAGTGTCTGATGGATACCACACCTTTAACGAACTATATGCACATCGAGTGCGCCTGTTTTCAACGCTAATGAATGCCTTCCGCGAAAGCGCATGGTGGAGCTTCCAGCATCATGACGGCGAGCAATGGGATGGATGGGTGTTAGCTGGCATCGACACCCCAGAAGGCGCGGTAACATACCACCTCCCAGAGAGTGAAATTGAACATCTGCCTAAAGGCACGGAAATTGAGTTTGGCAAGGAATGGGACGGCCACACGGCAGATGATGTGTTGAATCGCCTGCTAAGCCTGCGACCGAAAGAGCCGGCAACCAAAGAACGCAAAAAGCCAGGACCAAAGCCTAAGGCGGAAAGCGATGCAGATAAAGACTAAAGGCGATCTGGTCAGGGCGGCGCTGCGTAAGCTTGGTGTAGCATCAGATGCAACTCTCACTGATGTTGAGCCACAGTCTATGCAGGATGCCGTTGATGATCTGGAAGCGATGATGGCTGAGTGGTATCAGGACGGAAAGGGCATCATCACCGGCTATGTATTCTCAGATGATGACAATCCTCCCGCTGAAGGTGATGATCACGGTCTTCGCTCAAGCGCAGTCAGCGCAGTATTCCACAATCTGGCCTGCAGAATCGCTCCGGATTATGCGCTTGAGGCCACAGCGAAAATTATCGCTACAGCTAAATACGGGAAGGAACTTCTCTACAAGCAGACCGCCATCGCCAGAGCTAAACGAGCGCCTTACCCGTCACGTATGCCAACTGGCAGTGGAAACAGTTTCGCCAATCTGAACGAATGGCATTATTTCCCCGGAGAGCAGAATGCCGATTCAACAACTCCCCATGATGAAGGGAATGGGTAAGGACTTCAAGAATGCCGACTACATTGATTACCTACCAATCAACATGTTGGCCACACCGAAAGAAGTCCTCAACTCATCGGGTTATTTACGCTCATTCCCGGGCATAGCGAAGCGCAACGATGTAAATGGTGTATCGCGTGGCGTTGAATACAATACCGCTCAGAACGCTGTATATCGCGTTTTAGGAAGTAAGCTCTACAAAGGGGAAGCCGTAGTAGGTGATGTAGCCGGAAGCGGTCGCGTATCAATGGCACATGGTCGGACATCACAGGCGGTAGGCGTTAATGGTCAACTGGTCGAGTATCGCTATGATGGCATGGTTAAAACCGTCTCAAACTGGCCTGCAGACAGCGGATTCACGCAGTATGAGTTAGGTTCAGTCCGTGACATTACGCGCTTACGTGGGCGTTACGCATGGTCAAAAGACGGAACCGATTCATGGTTTATCACTGACCTCGAAGATGAGTCGCATCCTGACCGCTACAGCGCACAATATCGCGCAGAGTCGCAGCCTGACGGCATCATCGGCATCGGAACATGGAGAGACTTCATCGTCTGCTTTGGTTCGTCAACGATAGAGTATTTCTCCCTGACAGGCGCAACCACCGCTGGCGCTGCGTTGTATGTCGCACAGCCATCGTTGATGGTACAGAAGGGCATTGCCGGAACATACTGTAAAACGCCATTCGCTGACTCATATGCATTCATCAGTCATCCGGCTACTGGCGCACCTTCCGTCTACATCATCGGGTCAGGGCAAGCTTCACCAATTGCGACGGCCAGTATTGAGAAGATTATCCGCTCATACACAGCTGAAGAACTGGCGACTGGTGTAATGGAGACTTTGCGCTTCGATTCTCATGAGCTTCTGATTATTCATCTCCCTCGTCATGTTCTGGTTTACGACGCATCGTCAAGTCAGAACGGACCGCAATGGTGTGTGCTGAAAACAGGGCTTTACGATGATGTATATCGTGCTGTCGACTTCATGTATGAAGGCAACCAGATAACGTGCGGCGATAAATCAGAAGCGGTGACGGGGCAGTTGCAATTCGACATCAGTAGTCAGTACGACAAGCAGCAAGAACACCTGTTGTTTACGCCCCTCTTCAAGGCAGATAACGCCAGATGCTTCGACCTCGAAGTTGAATCATCCACTGGTGTTGCTCAATACGCTGACCGCCTGTTCCTGTCTGCAACCACAGACGGAATCAATTACGGTCGCGAACAGATGATTGAGCAGAATGAGCCGTTTGTGTACGACAAGAGAGTTTTATGGAAGCGTGTAGGTCGTATTCGTCGATTAATCGGATTCAAACTGCGGGTAATCACCAAATCACCAGTAACACTATCCGGGTGTCAAATTCGTCTGGAGTAAAATATGGCAGACCCGTCACTTAATAATCCCGTCATCATTCAGGCTACTCGTCTTGATGCCTCAATCCTCCCACGCAACATCTTCAGCCGGTCCTATCTGCTCTACGTAATCGCGCAGGGGACTGACGTTGGCGCTATTGCGGGAAAGGCAAACGAAGCAGGGCAAGGCGCCTATGACGCGCAGGTAAAGAACGATGAGCAGGATGTTGAGCTTGCAGACCACGAAGAGAGAATTCAACAGTTACGCATTGACGTAGACGACCATGAAATACGTATTACTGCAAATGCCAATGCAATTGCGGTACTGGATGTCAGACTAACCACGGCTGAAGGCAAAATAGTCACCTTGCAGGCTGATGTCAGTGCTCTTGATGGTAGGGTTACGGCTGCTGAAAGCACTATTTCTTCATTGCAGGCTGATTACGTATCGAAGTCAGCAACTGCTTCTCAATCGCTGGCGTCACCTCTCAACGTGACAACGTCCTATTCAGTTGGCGGCACTAAAGTTATCGGTGCTCGACAGACCGGATGGACAGCAGCAACAGGCGCTGCGCTTCTCGGTGCATTCAACGCTAACCAGACTTACACGGTCAGTGCCACATATACGCAGTCTGAGGTATCAGCTCTGGCTACCGGATTGCAGCAGGCGCGACAGCGTATCAAAGCTCTCGAAGATGCAATACGAACTCATGGATTAATCAACTGATGATTACATTCACTCCCACCCGAAACATCGACCTGATAGAAACTGTCGGCAACCATCCCGACATCATCGCAGGGAGCAACAACGGTGACGGATACGACTACAAACCTGACACGAAATATTTCGAAGTCCACGTACATGGTGAGTTCGGAGGCATCGTCTATTACCACGAAACGCAGCCGTTAACATTCGACTGTCACGCGATGTATTTGCCGCATGCCAGAGGATTCAGTAAAGATATCGGCCTGGCATTCTGGCGACACATCATTACTACGACCAACTTTGCCTGCGTGATTTCCTATGCGGCGCGTAAGTTCCGTCACGGCCAGATTTACTGCGCGATGATCGGACTTAACCGCGTGGGAACCATTAAGAAGTATTTCAAAGGCGTAGACGACGTCACTTTCTATTCAGCAACCCGCGAAGAACTAATCGACTTCCTCCAGAAACACTCCAGGAGCTAACCATGAGCAATATTTTTGCACTGGGCAGGAAACTGCGCGGTGAGGAACCTCTTTGGCCTGAAAAAGGTGGTAAGGGCGGTTCATCCAGCAGCGGTCAGAAGGAGGCGGCGCAGGCAACAAAATATGCGGCAGACCTTCAGAACGAACAGTTTAACCGTGTCATGGAGCAGCTTGCACCATACGCGGCAGCCGGATTGCCAGCTCTCCAGCAAATCCAGCAATTATCTACGCTGGAAGGGCAGGGTAATGCGCTGAATGATTACTACGGGTCAAATCAATTCAAGAATCAGGCAGACCAATTAAGATATCAGGCGCTAAATTCAGCTGAGGCTACAGGTGGATTAGGCTCTACCGCAACAACAAATTCACTGGCTGCAATAGCGCCAACGCTTGGGCAAAACTGGCTTTCCGGCCAGATGCAGAATTACGGCAACCTGTTAAATGTCGGTCAGTCTGCGGCAGCCGGTCAGGCATCTGCAGGTCAGAACTACGCCAACAACGCCGGAAATCTCGCACAGCAGATGGCGGCTATCCGCTCTCAGGGCTCTGGACAATCCACGCTTGGTAGCGCCATTAGCGGCGGTACGAGCGGTGCACTTGCCGGTGCTGGTATTGCAAGCCTGTTAGGTACTTCCACGCCATGGGGCGCTGGTATCGGTGCTGGTATCGGATTGCTTGGCTCTCTCTTCTAAGGAGTTATCGTGGCTACATTTCAACTCGCTGGTCTGCCATCAATGCAGGTGGCAAACCAAAACGCTCCCGGGCAGCCATCACTATCAAGCTACGACTTTAGCCAGCGTCCAAATGTAGGCGTTCAACTTGCTCAGGGGCTTGGCGCAGTTGGCCAGGCAATACAGCAGAATGAGGCTGCTCAGAGGCTTTCTGACTTTCAAAAAGCTTTCGGTCAGGCTTATGCGGCAGGTGATCGGGACGCCTTGCGTCAACTTGCAGCCACCAATCCAGACCAGATTGAAACAATTCGTCAGGGCATGGGCTTTGTTGATGCTGACAGAAATCAGGCGATGGGCGATATGTCTGCACGATTGAATATTGCCGCCGCTCAGGGGCCTGAAGCGGTGATGCGAGAGCTTGCCACTCACCAGAATACGCTGCAGCAAATTGGCGTATCTCCTGAACAGGCGTGGCAGACATATCAACAAAGCCCTGAAGGCTTCACGCAGTTAACAGACCTTATTGGAATGCACGCGGTAGGACCAGAAAAGTATTTTGATATTCAGGACAAGTTGACAGGTCGCGAGATTGATCGAGGTCGACTTGCTGAAACAATCCGCAGCAATAAAGCAGGGGAAGGACTTCAGGCTCGCGGGCAAAATATTACTATGCGCGGACAAGACATGTCAGCCTCTACAGCCCGCCGCGGTCAGGATTTGGCAATGCAAAGGGCAAACGCCAGAACGATATCAGGAGTTGAGGGGAATCGGGTCGTTCAGCTTGCAGATGGTAGAACAGTCAACATTGACGGAAAACTTCACGGCGCAGGGGCGAATGCATTTTACGAAGGCATTGACGATAACGGCAATATGGTTCGCGTACCGGCAAGTGCTATTGCTGCACCTCCAACGTCTGCGGCAAGTGCACAGAACTACGCGATGAAGAAAGACATTGACGCAATCGCAAATGCAGATGCTTCTGCTCTCGATTTCATGACTGGCATGACTGGCGGAGCAGGAAATCCGGCAATTGGTGCAGATGTTAGCAGCCGACTCACAGGCAAAGAGCAACGCCAGTTATATAACTCCGCACAACGTATTCAGGGAAGAATGCAGAAGCAGGGCGTGGCAGCAGCAAGAGATATGGGCGCTAGCGGTATCAACACCATTGCAGAAGCGAAGATGTATTTTCAGGGGATGCCGCAAGTTGACTACTCAAGCCCGGAGGCTATGCAGCAGTCTATTCGTGAGATACAGGAATACACCAACAATTATAACCAGCAGTACAACGTTGATGTTGGTAATGGTGGGCAGAAATCATCAAGGCAGCAGCCAGCGACTCAGCAATCAGTCGGAGGAAGCTACACGTCTAAATCCGGCATTCAATTCACGGTGGAATGATGAAAGTAACTGCAAACGGTAAGACATTCACCTTTCCTGATGGTACAAGCACTGAGGATATTGGTGCCGCCATTGATGAGTATTTTTCTGGGCAGGCATCGGCAGTAGAAACACAACCAGCAGAACAGCAGACAGAACCATCATTAATGCAGCGTGCCGGTGATTTCCTGACTGGCGGGCAGGGCGCAGGACAAATCGCCGAGCAGGCTGGACGCGGGCTGGTAAACATACCTTTTGATGTATTGCAGGGTGGTGCCAGCCTGATTAACGCCATTAGTCAGGGGTTGGGTGGTCCAAAGGTACTGGATGATGTTTATCGTCCTGTAGACCGCCCTACAGACCCCTATGCACAAGCGGGGGAGACTATTGGTGGCTATCTTATACCTGGCGCCGGAGTTGCCGGAAACATGGCCATCGGATCACTGGCAGATGCCTCTAACCAGCAGGGAGACTTTGCCAAAAATGCTGCAACTAACGCGGCCATTAACCTTGGGGCACAGGGGGCATTATCGGGTTTGGGGCGCCTAATCTCGCCGAGAGCAGCGCAACCGCTAGGCTCTGCTGCTATTGATTCAGCTAATGATGTTTCTCGTTTTGCAAGGTCTGCTTCTGGCAGGGATGCCATTGCAAGTCAGGCGGCAAACGTATCTGACGATATTGCGAGGGCTGCTGAAAATGCGGGTGTAGATGTGAGCACATTAACCCCCGGCATGAGATCAGGAAGTCGCGGGATTGCACAGGCAGAAGGTGCGTTAGCATCCACTCCGGGTGTGGTTCAGGATGCACATCAAGCTGCGTTTAATGAAATTGCATCGAAGCTTTCTGCAAATCTGGATGAGCTTGGAGCAGCGGCTGGCACATCTTCAGAGAAAAGTGCTTCCATTAAGCGGCGAGTAATACAGAATCTTGACCAGATGAGGGAAGCTGAGAGATCCGCATGGAGTGATATTCGCTCAACAATGCCAAATCACAAAGCAAGAATGTCAAATGGGAATGCCGTCATCCAGTCTGAGCGCTCGGCAGGAATACCTCTTACGCCAGAGATGAAACAATTTGTTCAGGCTAATAATCAAGGTGGCGTTACATTTGATGGCATGAAGGCATGGAGGGCAAAATTTGCCGATGCAGAACAGAAGTATATGCGTAGCGGAGAGGCAAATGCGGCCAGGCGAGCAGGAGAAATCCGCCGCGCAATAACTGATGATATGCGTACAATTGCTGATAAAGGTGGTTTTCTTGATGACTGGATGAAAGCTAATGAACTTTCTAAAGCTCGCTTATCAGCGCAAGAGAGTGCAGAGTCGGTTTTCGGGCGCGATCTAGCCACAGACGCACTGATAACTAATGGCGTGAAGGCGCTTCAGACATCATCTGCAAAGGGATTGAATGGTCCGTCAGGATTTCATTCAATGATTCGCTCGCTGCCAGAATCAGAGCGTGTGCCTGCCATTTCTTCAATGTTGCAGGATGCAATATCACATGGGGTGCGTGGGGGTAAAGCTGATGCGGCTGGGATTAACCACATCGCAACCATTCTCACCCCCCAAAATGTGAAGGCTATCAGCCGATACTCGCCAGATTTAGGGCGTATTGCTGATGCCTATGGAACCTTAGCAAGGGCCGCAGTAAAACCACAGCAGTACATAGAAAGGACCGGGAGAACCGCAAACGTACTTAGAAACCTTGACTCGGGCCTGTCCAGCGTAACCAGCACTGTCCTCAATGCTATAGCCAACTCCACATCAGGTGCTGTTGTTGGCGGTGCAGGTGGATGGATTGCTGGCGCTGCTGCCGGGGCGTTGGCTGGAGCGGGACTGAAAGGCATCGTTTCAAAAATATCGCTATCAAGAAGTGGACGCTTCGCGATTGAAAGGGCCGTTCAGGAAGCAGCAACGGCTGTCAAATCAGGGGCGAGTAAGGAGGCATTGGCGGCGGCTGAGCGTAGATTCATGGCTAATGAAACCGCCGTAAAAGCAATTCGTGATGCTGTAGGTAATGAAGAATTCAACCGCCTTTCGAGAGCAGGAATTGTTGCCACTATTAGTGGAATGAATTCTCAAGAGTAGTAAATAACTAACCACATCAAACCAACGCTGCGCAAGTTTTAGCTTGTGCGGCTTTGCTACGCCCGGAGCAAAGTAAATGCCAGATATCGTACCAAATATTGTTGTTAGTCAGCCAGCGCAGTTATTCACACTGGCTCGCTCATTCAAAGCGAACGCGAATGGGAAAATTTATATAGGGGAAATTGATACTGACCCGGTCAATCCGGAAAACCAGATTCCGGTATACATTGAAAATGAAGATGGAACTCATGTTCCTGTTTCCCAACCACTTATCATCAATGCTGCCGGATACCCTGTATACAATGGTCAGATTGCCAAATTTGTAACAGTAGAAGGCTATTCTATGGCTGTATATGACGCATACGGCTCTCAGCAGTTCTACTTTCCAAATATTCTTAAATACGACCCCGATCAGTTGCGGCAAGAATTATCCACTCCTGATGGATCTAAAAAAGTAGGGTATAAAGACAGTAACGTATATGACACATTGAACAGGCATGATAATGAATTAGCGAAGCTTGAGTTAAAATTCAAATCATTTCAGGCTATGCGTGATGATGATTCAAATGAGATCGGAGACTACGCTCTCCTGACAGGCTGGCATGAAGAGTATCAAGGTCATGGTGCTGGAGTATTTCAGTGCGTTGATAAAACTGGTTTAACGGACGACGGTGGCACTATTGCGGTTGGCTCTACGTATGCGTGGAAACGTATCACGGGTCCGGGTGATGCTACTGAATTTGGTGTTGTGCCGAACGCCGGGAGTACGTTTGATAATAAAGCGTATATTTTATCAGCTGCGGCTACGGGGGCGCTTATCTTTCCAGCAGGTGATATTTATACAACATTCTTTACCCTTACTGATACCTACCTTGTGAGAGGGAATTCAACCAATATTCGCGAAATTGAAGCGCCAAATGTAACAGACTTTATTGTCCACTGCTCCAGAAACGGGACATGGGAAGGGCGAATTGACGGAATTGTATGGGAGGATGTTTCTATATTCCCTATTGATACCCATAGAGGTTTCCATACCTATTTTACTACCCTTGGTAATATGCGTAGTGTTAGAGTTAAAGGTGGTATTGGCTCCTGGATTGAGGGATCTTCTGATTGGTCATTTTTTCAATGTGAATTTGTTGAGTCAAAGGGAAGAGAAAATATTTTAATAACACCAAAAGTAGATGAGCAGGGGACTATAGGCGGCGGACTGGTATTCAACAAATGCTTCATCGCCAGAAGTGCTAGAGATGGTGCCAGTATAACTCAAATGCCATCTGTTTGGTTCAGAGATTCTGTTATTTATCATAACGCCGACACGGGCCTCCGCTTCAGCACAGATCGTACAACATATCCAGGACCTGAATTTACTGTTAACAAGGTTACTGGTTGTGACATAGATGATAATTACTATGCGGGTGTACAGATAACTGGTGGGCGTTATGTTGATTTCTCAAATAACTGGGTAAGTTCTGGTCGTCAATCTTCTGGGCCGGGATTAAGTATTGATGATAGTATAGGTATCAATATTGAAAGCAACAGCGTTTACCTTTGTGGACAAAACGGGATAACCGTAAAAAATAGTAGTTTTGGAAGTGTTAGTAATAATAACTCTAATGACAATAAAAATACTGGAATCCGCATTATTAACTGCAACCGCATTTCTGTCTGCGGTAATATAGCATGTGGTGAAACCCCATTAGGAGCCTTTCCAAAACCACAGGAAGAAGGTATAAGAGTAGAAGGTGACAGGATAACAACGTATGGCAATATATGCACAGGCAATTCATTTGAAAATTACTCTAATACAGCAACAAACAAGCAAGATGGTTTAAATATAACATCTTGATAGTCCATTAACATGGCTTAATGTAAATTAAAATGCCCCTACCGATAGCGGTTGGGGCTTTTTTTAATTGCGCGGAGGTAATATTTTATTAGCAAGTCTATGACCAAATCTATTTATTGGTTTCTCAATTAAATTAAAAATTAACACGGAAAGTGTGATTGATAGCGATATTGATGCAAAAAATAATGCCAATGTACCTTGTTTAGGTATAAATGAAAAATAGTTTCCGTAGTAATCTGCGAACTCCTTTACAGGGATGTGTATCAAGTACAAAGAATAAGATGATTCACCAATTATTGTAATTATTTTAGGAAACGATGGGGAAAAAATCCTTTCAATTCTCACAACGCTAAACACAAGAAAGAAAGCAATAATACCTGAGCGCGTGATACCGTTTCCACCGAACGCACTAGTAAACCATAATATTAAACAAATATTTATTATTACGATATAAAAATACCCAGTATTTTTATTGTTATAAAATCTGTTGTCCCCAAATAACTTTTCTGATTCCGCTATAATCATTCCTAAAATAAAATCTAAAACTATTGGGTTTCCTGCAAAACCAATGTACTTATCTGGTGTGGTGTTAGGTATTGGAAATGATTGCGCGTCTAAAACTAAATGGCCTTGGTAATAATATGATGAAAAAATAAATATAGTAATAATTATTGCAGTTGTTAAAACAGACCTGTATTTTGCTGTAAATATCATTGAGATGGCAAAAATTATATAAAAATAAATCTCATATCTCAATGTCCACGCAACAACGAGCGTGCCCCATCCATAAATTGGAGATATAACATCACTCTGATAAGAAGAAATAAATACTGATTGTATTATATTTTCAATAGAAAGATGCCCTAAACTAAATTCCCCTGTATAATAGTTGTAATAGTATAATGACACATAAAGTGCCAACACCATTAAATACAAAGGATAGATTCTAAAAAAACGTTTTATTAAGAATGATAAAGATTCTGCAAATGAACTGAATTTTATACTCTGTGTTGAATGAGATATTATGAACCCACTTATTACGAAAAAAACCTCAACACCAAAAATAGCATTGGATGTTATGTAATCAATAAATGAACCTGCAACTATATTGTCATACATTGTTCCTCTGTTGTGACCAAGAACAACAGCAAGAACAGCAAATCCTCGTAAAAATTGTATTCCATTTAATCGTTTATTAGACAT